ATATTGTTGTTCATGCTGGTATGTGTGCTGCTGCTGGACTTCATCAACTGATCTTCACCACCTACAACTCTTTGCAGCGTCTGGTTGATGCTGAGATTGATGTGGATACGATCTACTTTGATGAAGCACATAACAGCGTTCAGCGTCACTTTTTCCCTGCAACTGAGCACTTCTCTGCTAACGCAAGTCGCGCATACTTCTTTACCGCAACTCCTAAGCATAGCACCACTATCACTAAACCTGGGATGAATCTTCCTGAGGTTTATGGTCAGGTGATCTGTCAAGTTCCCGCTCCCGAGTTGGTTGATGGTGGATACATTCTCCCTCCTAAAGTTGTTGTCAAGCAACTTCCTATGGTTCAGGATCGCCAGGTAATCTTTGAGCGTGATTCTAACAATCTGCTGGAAACGATTGATGACCAAAACATCAGCAAGATTCTTGTCTGTGCTCGCACTACCAAGCAGATTGTTGGTCTGGTTTCTGAATCTGACTTCTGCAATCAACTGCAGTTCCGTGGTTATTCTTGGATGATGATTACCTCCAAGACGGGTGCAGTTATTGATGGTAAGAAGGTTGATCGGGAAAAGTTCTTTGAGACTCTGAACGCTTGGGGTAAGGATAGCAGCAAGAAGTTTGTTGTGATTCACCACTCTATTCTGTCTGAAGGTATCAACGTCTCTGGACTTGAAGCGGTGCTGTTTATGCGGAACATGGACTATATTGGAATCTCTCAAACTATCGGACGTGTGATCCGTTTGGGTGATGAATCCAAGAAGTTTGGTCTGGTTTGTGTTCCTGTCTATGATCGAGTTGGTATCAGCACCAGTCGCAAAGTGCAAGCAGTTGTTGACACTATCTTCCATCGCGGTGAACCTGCTGTGAGTGTGGTGAAGCGATGAACTATACCAAAGAACAACTGATTGAAGCACTCTATCAAGAGTATTTGTTTCTCTGCCACGATGACTTTGATCCAGATGAAGATCCAACACCCGAAGAATACCTGGAGATGATTAAGGAGATGAGTTATGATGAACTGGTTGAAGAAGCATCTGTTGATGAAGAGTATACACTTGATGAATACATCAAAACATGGCAATAAAACAACCAGAAAATCCTTACATCTTGGATTCTAAACCACAGGAAGTTGGGTTTCTTGTTGGTAAGAACTGGGAAGATCCAGAGTTATATGCTGCTGTACCTTTGATGGGTAGCACAACACAACTGGTCATCATATACAAGGGACAGCAGATCAAAACCTGTCGCAATCGTCAATCTGCAAAGAACTTTATTGAGAATCATCGTAAGGGTAAATCAGTAGCAAAACTTCCTCTTTGACACAAAGGGGGCACGTCCAAAGTGTCCCTGTAGTATAATCACAATTTCAAATGATCTTTGACTTTGAAACTGAATACTATTGGGGTGCATTGATTGTCAAACTTGTACCTATGTTTGGATTCAAGAAGTACAATGCACAAGAAGATGAACTGATTTGGGTGTATAATGTGAACAAACCCAATGATGGTTATCATGTCCCTGCTCGCAATCTCTCCACTTACTCTTACTGATTCATGAAAAGATTCAACGGTGGTATTCAAAAAGGTACTGTTGCTACTGATGCTCGTGCTCGCAAACTTGATGAGCAATGTAAGCATCTGAAGCAAGATGTGTATTGTATTCTGAATAAGAAATATCCCAAACTTACTATGCAAAAGAAACTTACTAAAGAACAGATTCCTGGTGGGATTGGTGCATGTGAACCTGATGGTGGAGCATGGTTCTATGATGGTGTGCTGATTGCTGTCTTTGAGGGTAAGAAACAGCAGGATGCAGGTAATGCTATCGAGAGATGGTTTAAGAACAACTTTATTTGTCGTCTTATCAATCAAAGTGTTTCCTATGTCACTTTTTGTACTGGAGAAGGTGCATATCGTTTCTGGGATAAAGTGTTGGGTCGTTTGACTTATGGCAAATTGTGAAAGCACTCAATGTTGCTCATCTTGATGGATTTGACCAATATCATCCTGGTAAAAACAGTGCATTTTTGAATCAAGACTCCTTTACAAAAGAGTTCATCAATGACATCATGATTGAAGTCATTGAAGAACGCATCAGCACTCTGTTTCCTCAATCTGCTATCTAATCATGCACCAAACTGTTCTTCGCATCAATAAAAAGTCTTGGTCTGCTGGTGAAAACTACCATGTAGGAATGAAAGGACTTGATGTAACTTTTACTCACAAACCTGGATGGACAATCAAAACTGAAATGATTGTTGACGATCAAGGTCATCCTGGGTTGCGTGTGTGGCACGAAAGAGTTGACAACTGACTTAAATCTGTTATAATTAATCTAACGTTGACTATAACCCCCCAAGGTGTTCGCACCAGGTCAACGACAAAAAATAAAGGGGATTTGGAGAAAAACTATGTACGACTCATCTAAAGACAATCTAATTCCTATTACTGAGATTGCAGATAATCTAGGTCTAGTTGTTAGAAAGCACGATTTTAGTGAAGAAGAGTATATTCCAATCACTATGATTCCTGTCAAGGAGTTATATTCTGATAAGGAATATCAGAGACTCTTAAATAAGGCGATGATTAAAAAAGCAGGAAGATTTGACGGAAGATTATGCCGTCCTCTTGCAGTATTCAAGCGTCCTGATGGAAAGTTTGCTGTTTCTGATGGACAACACACTTCAACGATTGGGTATCTTTATACTAATCAGTCTGGGGAGTTATGTGTACCTTGTCAGGTGATTGTTCACCCAGTAGACAGAACTCTAAAAGAATGTGTTTCTTTTGAGGCAAAGTATTTTGAAGAACTCAACAAGAATCGCACAAACGTAGGTGCAATAGAGACTCTGCGATCTGGTATCGCTTATGGCAACAAAGAGTCACTTGAAACTGAACAAAAACTCATCACTATGGGTGTTCATATTGAACAAATTGGTGATGTGAGTGGGTATGAAGTTTCTGGTCTTACTCGTATCCTTGAAGCATACAGTATTGGTGATGATCCAAAGTATGCAAAGAAAGCGATTGATACCTATTCCAGACTCATTGAAGATTCAAATGCACCTAACTGGTCTGAAGTACCAATGTTAGGATCTCTCCTTGCGGGACTTGCGAGGATATGGTATCTTAGAGATAATCTGGGTAAAGGTGATAAAGGATATGTCGTTCAAAAATACTTAACCGAAAGACTTCATAAAACTTCTCCCAAAAGTCTCACTGAAGGTACATCTGGAAACTCGCAATCCCATTTGATTGCTGTTAGAATCGTCACTAAGATTAACACCCTTATTGAAGAGGATGTTCTCACAAAAAGGGATGGAACTCCACTCAAACATCAAATTTCTGAGGGAGAGATTAAAGATTCTGACATCAATGATCCCACAAAAACAAAATGACTAAACCTCTCTTCATCTGGGCGGGTGGTAAAACAAAGGTGCTGAAACATTATGCACCTTTTATGCCAACCACCTTTGAAACTTACTATGAACCATTCTTTGGTGGTGGGGCAATGTTTGTCCATGTGATGAACACTTACCAACCAAAGAATGTTGTTATCAACGACATCAACGCAGATGTAATCAACATCTACCGTTCGATTCGTGACAACTATGATGAGTTTGATGAGAGATTGAATATACTGGAGAAGCAGTATATTCCACTGAGTAAGGAAGATAGAAAGAGTCTGTATTTCGAGATCCGACATCAACATGCTTATGATTATGAGAGTTGGTCTAAACCTTTTGAAGCAGCAACTCTATACTTTCTGATGAAGACTGGGTTCAATGGTATCTACCAGTTGAACAAGAATACTAACGGAAGGTATGGAACTCCTGCAGGTTTGTTGAATCAGAAGGATAAAGTTTATGATCGTAGTGTACTACAATGGTGGAATGAAGTTCTTCAGAATGTTACTATCAAGTCTGGAGACTGGAAAGATTCCGTGAATGAAGATCCTAATGGATTTTTCTTCTTTGATCCACCATATCGTGATAGTTTTGCAGATTATGGTAACGGATTTGGTGATGATGCACTGACGGACCTTCTGGACTTTGCCGATGCACAAAATTTGGTTTTTGTTGCTAACCGTGCGGATGATGACTGGTTTGAGAGTCAATCAAGGTCAATGAATGTTCATTACTTTGATATTACCTACACTGCGGGTCGTAGAAAGAAAACTGAAGAAGGTTACGAAGCAAAGAAAGCACGGGAAATTCTTTTGTATAAAACAAACCGACATCTTCTGATGTGATAAAGGGGGGCACGGGCAAAGTGTTCCTGTAGTGTAAGACGCTTCTACTCTATGCCTCGCGCTCGCAAGCAAACTGCTTCTGTCGCTGTTGTTGCTCCTGCGGTGAAAGTTCCTGAGGTTCTCATCACCCGCGATCAATATATTGCTGACATTAAGGTTCGCTGGGAGATCCATCAGTATGAAGTCAACAAACTGGTGGAAGATGTAAAGAAAGCAGTGAATGTTTGCTCTCCTTACATTCAAAAAGCACTTGATTATTCTGTCACTAAGTATCAGGAAATCCGTGCTCGTTATGTGACAGTTTGATAACTGTCCACTCGGGGGTATCATCCCCCCTTTTTTATGCAATAATAGAATCATGCAAAACAAACATCTAGAACATCCCGAAGATTGCATCTTGACAGGTGATCTCTCTTTCCTGGATTGGTTCAGTAATGATTCTATTATCAGCACAAAGATGGATGGTGCTC